TAGCATATGCGGAAGGATAAACATCAAATTTCTTTTTTGCAGCTGCTTTAGATGCTGCCCATTTACCGGCATCATTTGGACAACTTTTTTCCATTAATTTCGTTACTTTTTGACCAAACTCATATAATGCCATTTCTTGTTCATTCAATTCGTTTTCTTCTTTAATACGAGTTGTAATCGTTCCTTTGTCATCTCTTGTTGAAATTGATACTGATTCTTCGTTTACTGATTTATCACCACATCCGCCTGGCGTAGTTCCTTTACAGCCACATCCACAATCTTCTTTAGATTCTTTGATACCTAATCTTGATTTCATTTCATCTTCACTAATTTCACCGATTTTATAGTATCTTGAAAGAATGTTACCCATATCCTCATACAAACCATTCATCCTTTGGTCTAAACCTCTTGCCTCTTTAGCAACTTTATCAAATTGAGCACCTAATTTACTTAGTTCACCCATATTTCTTTTTACAGTATGTTTATCAAACCAATCATCTGATTCTCTTAAGGCAAGTTCTCTTGCAGCTTCTGTGATTCCACCTAAAGTTTCAGCAACTTGAATGATATCAGATTTTCTATCCATTGATTCTTGATACTTGTTGTAAGTAGAAACGATTTCTAAGAAGTGTTTTTTAACTTCATTAGATAATCCTCTATCTTCTGATTCCTTAAGTATATTGATTAGTTTCATATTGTACTCTCCTTAGAATAATTTTATTAGTTCTTTATCTTTGTATGGGTCTGCATAATACCATTTCTTATCTTTCATATTATATAAATATACAAAATCTGCCCAATTGTCTTTAGTTCTATCTAAATATTTAGCAATATCTTTAAAATCACCTTTTGTTGGTTTCATTTTAGAATCATCATAGTATTCTATATCTTTATCATTATATATTCCTCGTGCACCACCTCTTTTAATAAGTTGAAGAACATCTTTCTCATTCTTCAAATGTTTCTTAATTCCTGGTTTCATGTTTCTTGGATATCCATCATAATGAACATATGTTGATGCAATCTTTCCACTTCTATTAATAATACCAACTTGTGAACGAGTTCCTTCGTTTACAGTTCCTACTGATTTTAAATCTACTATTCCTGCTAATTTTATCATACCAATTCTGTTATTATTTCCCTCATTAAGTTTTGTGCTTTACAATAATCTCCACAGATATCTGCAGTTGCATAATGTTTTGATTCTTTTAAAGGTGTCATAAATGCACCATGTGTTGATGGATTGGATACAAAATCCCAACCAAGTAACTCAAAATCTTCTCCTACTTGAACCTTTCCTTTACCGATAGGTTCTACTGAACCCATACCTCTTGAAGATATTCCTAGAAGGATGTCTGCTTTTAATAATTCTTTTAAGATATTACCAGAAGGTGTAGGAAGTATTTCTACTGTGCCTACTAAATCGTTGCCTTCCCAATGTATCTCTCTAACATTGTGTGATACATTCTTTAAATTTATTACAGAAGAATCTGGATGGTCTAACTCACCTAATGCTCTTCTTTCTTTAATGAGTACTTCATATTTCTTAGCTTCTCTCATTAAGATTTGCTTAGGATATACTCTTTCATTTTGGTTAGGAGCTTCAGCTCTTTGAAGAACTCCTTTAACAAGTGTTCTCCCATCGGCATCTTCGTTTACCTTACCTTCGAATAATCTAGTTTCTATTAATAATTGTCCCATTATGCTCCCCAATTTTTTCTTTTCTTAAATAAATCAAAAAAGATTGCCGATACCTCTTGTCTAATAAGTTTACGAATTTTATCTTCGTCCCTATCAGATAATTCTTCATTAACACCATATTTGATATTAATGATTTCTTGGTCGATAATCTCTAATAATTTAGTTTTGTTCATTATACACCTATCTTACTGAATTTTTCCATAGCCTGTAATGCCTTTAGTGCTCTTTTTCTTGCACTTTCGAATTCTCTCATATATCTACTTTGCATTCCACCTTTTTTTAAATTAAGGGTTTGTGAAAAAACAGATTGAATTGCTTTAACATTTGGGTTTTTTTTCATCTTAGGTGCAGCTTCATCTACATCTGCAGTCTTAGATTGAACATCAGTTACATCGGTTGTATAATTTCCATCTTTATCATATGCTTCTGATTTCTCTCCTTTACCTTTCCAAGATTTTTCTATCTTGTTAAAAAATGCCTTTTTTTCTTCATCGGACATTTGAGGTATTGATTTTCCAGCAGCCTTTAATGCTTTAGCAAAAAACTTCTGATATTCTGATTCTTCTTTTAGAACATCAGCTATGATTTCTTTTAATCTTGATTTTGTTATTTTCATTGGTCTAACTCCTTTATACTATTTGCAATGTTGATTAATCTTTCCTTTACATTATAAATATGACGATGAGTCCTCTTCCAATAATTATTTTTATCAAGCTCATTCATCGTTTTTATTTTATTGTACCAGTTAAAAAATTTCTCAACTTCAGCTAATTGGTATTTTAATTCTTTAAGACCAACTGCTAATTTTTGATTAGGAGAACGAGTTTCATCATTCTTTAACTCTAACCACCTATTAACTGGTCTTTTAACTTTTTTTCCTTCACCTACAACACTATATCCTAATTGTGTTGCAATTTTCTTTCTTCTATCTTTCTTTCCTTTACCTGAAAAAGCAAATGGTGTTTGATAACCATCTACATTTGCAGTTGTTGTTTGTTCTTCTAATTCTTCTTCAACTTCCTTAATTAGTTCGTCAATAAATTTTTTATATTTACTTTCTAACATACTTTAACTCTTTCATTAGTTCATATCCTAACATTAAGGCTGAAACTTGGGAATCAGATACTTTTTTTCTAACTTTGTTTTTCTTTAAAACATTAATAGTTTCCTTCAACTTGATTTTTGTTACTTTATCTTGAGTTTTAGTATATTGTTCATGTAAGGAGGTAACTATACCTTTTAATTTATCATTATAATAATCTTTAAATTTAGAAGTATTATTAATATTGTTGATATATTCTTTTAACAATCCTTTTTGATTTCCATCAAGTGTTGTATATTTTTTGTTAAAGGTCTCAACAAGAATTTTATAAGATAATAATCTTACATCTTTTTCTTGTTTTTGATACTGTTGTATTGCCCTATCTTCAACTAATTTATTTTTGTTTTTAATTGAATCATTAATAATATGCTCTACCAATGTAAATCTAGCATTTAGATTATCTTTAATATCACTATTTTCAACATTTGATGATTCAAATATTTTGTATATAGATGCGTAAGTTTTGTAGTTTGTAAGTGGTGAGTTTAAAAATTCGTTGATATCAAAAGATTCTTGTATCTTTTTAATAAGGTTATATTTTTCTTTTAAAATTTGCTTAGATTTAATTTTAGAATGAGCTTCTAAGACTACATCTATAAATTTTTCTGCTCTAGATTCTGTATTATACTTTTCTTTAAGTAATAAATCGTATAATTTCTTCTCCTTAGAAATTTCAGTGCCTGTTTTAAAGAACTCTTTTATTATACCCTTTGCTACTTCGTCTGTACCATTAAGTATCTCAACTGTTATTTGTCTAACGAGTAGTTCGAACAATATACCAGTGTTCTTAAATTTGCTATGTTTTATTTTTTTCATTTTTTACCCTACAATTTGATATACATACTAAAACTCTTATATAAATATAAAAATATTGAGTTAACCTTAAATTTCTCTGTCAGATAGAAGATTCTCTTCATTTAACATATCGTTTTCTTTCAAAACTTTTCGCTTTGATGAAACACCATTGACAATCTCTTTTGCCTTTTGTGGAGAAACCTTAATACTACTTGTAGCATTTTCTCTGGTCTGTCTCTTTCGAGGTTTAGTACGGTCGTCATCACCTAATGGGTCTCTTCCATATGGATGTTTATCCTTTTTGTAAGTTCCCCCTTCTCTAGGTCTACCACCTTTGTTTTTAATTTCTTGTTTAATTTTTTCTAATGATTCTTCTACATCTTCTACATCATCTTCTTGAGCAGGGTCATTACCCTCATCTTCAATAGAACGATGTCTAAATCTATCTTTTAAATCATCAATTATTTTACCTCTTTGAGTTTCAGCTTCTTGATTGGACATTTTAAATATATTTTCATATAACCAATCTTTAGATAACATATTTAAATCTTTGATATCTGTGGCCAATCTTATCTTCTCACTCCACAAGTTAACTTTTTCTTGTTCGTATATTGTAGATGGGTTTACTAATTGTAATTCGAAGTTTGTCATCTCTTCATCTTGGATACCTTGTGAATATAAATGAACTATTGCAATCTTACTTAATTCAGATACAACTATTCTTTGTATTCTTTCGATTGTTCTTGCAAATCTAACATCTTCTGCTGCTAAAGTTGCTTTACCATTAACATTCTCATCATATCCTAAATATGCTTTTGGTATTTTAAGTGCAGCAAATAATTTGTTCTTTAGGTAATCAATATCATCAATTGATGAGTATTCTAATCCACTAAGATTATCTATCTGTGTTCCACTATCACCACCCCTAACTGGTAGATAAAAATCTTCTGTTAGGTTTTGCATATTATATTTTAAGTTATACTCTCCTGTGTTTCTATCTAGGAAAGGAACTTTTTTCATTTTATTGATAATTCTTTGCATATAGTTATCCACTTCGTTTGGTGGAATATTTCCTATATCAATTTTGAAAACTCTTTTTTCAGGTGCTCTCATAATTCTATGAATTAACATTGCATCTTCCATAAGAGATAATTGTTTCCACAATCTTCTACCATTTTCAACCATCGATTTACCATATGGTAACCAATTGGTATCTGCTAATAATCTAAAGTGAGCAATTTCCCAATTTTCATAATCAACTTTTCCATTTACATCATCTTCTATATGAAATTTTACATAGTTTGGATTATCTGGGTCTGTTCTTTCTAATCTTTCTGTATTATAAACCGAATAAGGTGTAACATTTACGATACCCTTTCCTTCTGCCATTTCTAAACCTAAAAAGAAATCTCCATACTTACACATATTTCTTACCCATGGCCATAGATTAAATTCTATGTTCATAATATCGTAAAATAAGTTATTAAGTATTTCTTGTATATTTTCGTTTGAAGAACGAACTGTTAATATGTTTCCAAATTCATTCTTAAGTGTAGATTCATCTGCGAATATATCAAGAGCCGATGCCATTATCGGGTCATTATCCATTGCATCGTAATCTCTGAATATTTCTCTACGAACTTGTTGGTAAGCCATTGATTGAGCCCCACCCGCCATTTCGTATTGTGTTTTTTGTAATTTGGTATATCTATCTCTTAAAGATGAAAGATTTGTTCTTTGTCTATCATCAGTATCCGCAACTTTTCGTTTACCGTCTTTATCGACACGAACAATCGCCTGTGTTGAAAACAGTCGAGTTAATCTACCAAAAAATGAAGTATCTGCCATTCTATTCTAATTTTAAATTATAACTTTTATTTTACCAAGCTCTACAAGACCAATATCTTGCTTTGTGTCTAGGACCAGGATTATCACAATTGTGTCTTGCCCTAAATGCTTTTCTTCTTGCCGGGTCTGATTTTTTTATTCTCATAGTTTTTTCACCACCCTTACCCTTGTGACCAAAGTTTACCTTTACCACATTACCTTTTGGGTTTTTAACATATACTTTGAATTTTTTACTATCACCTCTTGTTGGTTTACCCAACTTAACTTCTCTACCTTGATATTCTGCTTCGTTCACATCAGGTTTGTAGGTTTTTAAAAATTCAATTATCTCTTTTAAATCTTCTTGGTTTTCACAATCGTATTCTTGTATATCACTAGCGGTTTCTCTGATAGTGCTTACAAAATTCGAATAAAGTGCTTTTGTTATATCTTCCATAGTTTGACTCCTTACTTTATAAATATTAAGTTTTTATATATTAACCAATTAACCATGTCAAATCTTCTTCGTTATCACCTATCTTTTGTTTCCACGGGTTGTTTTCCAGATTATCTGGTAGTGCATTACCTCCATAAACCGCACCATGAGTTGCAGTTCCTATACCACCTAAAGCTTTTTTAGTTAAATCTATTCCTTCTTGTCTTAATCGTAGTGCAGTATCTCTTACCCACAATCCGATTGAAAAACTCATAACTAAATCATCATTATATCCTCTCATAGCCTCTGCCCTATTACCATTCCATATAAATGTAAATAATTCATCAATTAATCTAGTAGAACGAATTGTTACTGATTTATCTCTGAAGTAATCATCTAATTTAGAAATAATAAGTGGTCTTGTTTTAGATGTTGTACTAAATCCTGCAACCATTCCTCGTTCTTCTGCACGATATTTATTTGTCATTTGATTTTCAACATCTACATATTTTAAATCCTTACTCATATAGAATAAGTTTTGATATCCTCTATCAATTACTTGTTGTATTACTGCCCAACCTATGTTTGCGTTTTCAACCACAAGTAATGCGTTATTATATTCAGTTGATAGTCCAACTAAGAAATTTCCAAACTCTTTTGTATCTAATTTACCTTTATATTCTGCTACTTGAGATGCTTCTTCTATATCAATCACATGACATGCCGAATAATCTGTTGAATCTCCACGAGCAACATCCGCAACTACCATATATCCTTTAGCATAGTTTGGATATTCCCATTTCCATAAATTACTATCAAACCCGGTCTTTTCTAATGGTTCTTGACAAAATGATTCTTTATAGAATTGTAAAAGTTGTGGTTCAATTACAGTATCACCAGAAGATACAAAATCACAATCACATTCTTGTGCTGCTCCTTTTGGTCCTAATAATATTTCTTGTTTATCTCTCCAATCTTGGTCTCTTTCAGGATGTACACTCCAATGTAATCTTATTGGATTAAATCCATTAACCTCTTCTTCTGCTTCTACCCAAGTTTTGTGAAAAAAGTTTCCAACACCATTTGGAGTAGAAAGAATAATCGCATTACCACCAGTCGATAAGGTAGATTGTGCAGATATCCATATATCTTCAATGTTATCAATAAATGCTGCCTCATCAAATACTAAAAGGGATAATGCTTCAGAACGACCAGCATCACCACTCGATGATGTTGCCTTAATCTGAGAACCATTTGAATATCTTAAGGATAATTTGTTATCTTCTACTGTTGTTTGTTTTAACCAAGATGGTAGGAAATCATTCATCACTCTAACCTTCGTTACAAGGTTCTTAGCAACCTCTTGTTTGGTTGCTATTACTAATGCATTGAAATCTTGATTAAATAACATTTTCCATAATGCAAAACCAGCGGTTAAAGTGGATATACCTGTTTGACGAGATTTTAAAATTACATTATATCTATTTGCATCAAACTCAGTAAGAGTTTTCTCTTGAAATGGAAATAAATGAAATGGAATTTTACCGCGGACAGGATGTTGAATCATACAATACTTCTTCATAAAGTGTATTGGGTCATTAGCACATTTCTGATACTCTAATTTGATTATATCCTTTAGCGATTGTTTAGCCATTAACTATTTTTTCTTCTTGAATGAAAGTTTCCAATAAATAGAACCTCCAAGATAGGGAGATACATTGTTGTTTACATTTAGTACACCTAAATCTAAACCATATACTTTATCTTTCTTGTCTTTGTATAAAATACCAAACTTTGCACTATTTACAAAATCAGTTTTATTAAAACCAAGACCAAGTCCATAATAAAATTGTCTTTTAGGTAACTCTTTAACAATCTTTGTATCGTAAATTGTTGGAATTTGGAAATTCCACTTTATATCTCTACTTACTATTTGGTTTTGAGATATAGTATCGGTAAGAATACCAAATCCTAGTGTTGAATTAGGTTTAGTTCCTATTGAATCGATTGTAATTGTAGGGTCGAACTCATAAGTAAGGTCTAAAGTATCCTTTACTATGTATTTTGAATAATAATCCTCTACTATTTGTAAAGAATCTACATCAGCTGGAACTTCTACTCTAACTGTTTCTATTTTTGTAATGTATTTTGGTATATATTTTTTTACTTCTACTATTTTATCTACAAAAACAGTATCTACTGTTTGTTTAAGTAGTTCAAAATCCTCACCATCAACATTTACTAATTCTTTTTGTGGTTCATCACCTCCACCACTACATGAACGCATTAGTAATATAACAATTACTAATCCTATTATTAGTATTTCCTTGAAATACTTTGATAATATATTAAAGATAGCTATCATAGTTTTTTTCTTTTAATTTTTTAAAGTGTTCTTCTCTCGCTTCTCTTATCTCTTGTATTTCATCTTTACTTCTATCAACAAACCCTCTCATTTCCTCTTTCATCTCATCTACAGGTCTTGGAAGTACATATGAGTTAACAATTTTTCCTTTTTCATCGATTTCATCGTATTGTTGTTTTAATTCATCAATATCTCCTTCGATTCTATCAATTACCATCTCACCTTCCTTTATTCTTTTAGTATATATTTGATATGCAACGAATGATTCAAGTAAATCGTGTTCTTTTAAATCTAATTCGAATTGTGTCATACAATCTATACAATAACCAAAATCTTTTATTGATTTTTTATTAGTTGGCCCAAAGTTTCCTACATGAGTACACTTTGTGTTGTTACATTCTTCAAGCTTAGATAAATATTGTCTTATTTCTTGAAATGTTTCTGAATTTTTACCTGTTTTAAGAGTGTATCCATCCTTTTTCTCATATTTGTAATGGTCATCTTCCCATTTATCACCAACTTCGTGAGTTTCCTTCTCTTTAGTCCAACCAACTGATGTATTTTTGTTATAATCACCTGTCTGAACCATATCTACCAACTTTCTACGAGTTGGATGCATAAACTTTTTCTTAAATTCTTTACCCATTATTACATATTAGGTTATGTTAGTATATATAAATATATGAAAATAGAGAAACCGAAATTTTAGAAGAAAATTCCGAGTATTTGATTAACTGAAGCAAATGTTCCAGTCAATTTGAAGGTTTTCCCTTTATAATCGAATACGATACCCTCATTTGGAACTATTTTTTTAGTTCCTCCAATAGAATTTAACCTTCCTAACTCTAATTTTAGTTTTTCTATCTTTTTAGGGTCACCTGATTTCTTAACATCTTTAATTGTCTTATCGATTCGTTTCTTTATATCACGAATTGCCTTATCAGGATTAACTGTTAGTGCAGATGAAGTAAATTCTAATACTTCAGCTCCCAATCCTAAGAAGATTTTTTCAAACTTCATTAAATTATCCTTAGATATCTTCTTATGATTATCTTTATCTGTTTTCTTAGCCCATTCTAATGTTTTTTCATCAGTAATGCTCTTTTTAT